GGATGACCAGGTGACCGCGCTTCTTGCTGAGCCCGTCGGCTCACAGGATTCCAGCGGAGACGTCCAGGATGCTGAGCTTGATTCGTTCGATGCGGAAGAAGACGAAATCGAAGCGGAAGTCGATGCGCTCCTATCGGAAGACGATGAAGCTGCGAAGGCCGATCGGGTGTTCGACGAAGCGAAGGTCGAGCGAGTCGGCGGCAAGTTCGCTCCGAAGGGAACAGGAGATGCTGGCGCGCAGGATGCTCCGAAGCGCGCGCGCAATCTCTCGCCTGAAGCAAAAAAGCGCATGTTCGCGCGTCGCGTATCGAAGGCGCGTGAAGTCGAGACGCAGATGAAGGCGGATATTCAGCGACTCGATGAAGCTGCCGCGAATGCGGACGACAAGCTGAAGAAGCGCATCGAGCGACTGAAGACGCGCTTGCAGCGTCGTCTCACGGACGCGATGATGATCATCGAGAGCAACGGCACAACGATGCCGAAGCGCAAACGCACGAGTGCGGTAGACAGGCTGCTGCGAAGTGGGGATCAGCCTGCGCGCAATGAGGCCGTCGAAAATCTTCCCGTGGTGAAAGCCGTGGATACATCCATAGATGATCCGTGGGCGCCGCCGCAGGCAGTGCAGCGTGCAGCGGAGAAGGGCCTCGAACTTCGCAGGCAGTTCAACCGCGGGGGAACTGAAATCGGCGTCGCTCGTGCGCGCGATCTCAGCAATGGCAAACGCATTCCGCCAGAAACGATCAACCGCATGCTGTCGTATTTCGCGCGGCATGAAGTCGACAAAGAAGCCGAAAACTTCGGCAACGACGAGAACCCGTCGCCTGGATACATCGCATGGTTGCTCTGGGGTGGCGATCCGGGCTACGCATGGGTCAAGCGCATCGAGCGCGAATACCCGGCTGAAGTGAAGGCGTTCCCCTACGTCGATCCCGTAGGACTGGTCGCTGAATCCATCGAGGGCGACGAGCTGGGCATCATCGACGCATTACATCGCGGCGGCGTGCACGACGGACTGAAAGCCAGCGTGAAAGTTCCAGTGTTCACGATCGCGGGTAAAGCGTATCTGAGCAGCGATGTGATGGTGCGACATGCCTAGGCCGATCGAAGTTTTCATGGTGCGTCCTCAAAAGCTGAAACGCTATCGCGGCGCGCTTACCGATGCAAAAAAAGAAAATCTGCAAATCGCGTTGCACGAGCTGGATAAATACGGGCGCATGCAGGTGAAGAAGTTGCAAGAGCTCGCGCCAGAAAAGAAGGGGCTGTTCCTCAGCGGATTCACGTATTCGCTAAAAAAGAGCGGGCCTAATCTCGGCGAGCTGCGCGTCAACTGGTATCCGAAGGAACGTCCAAAGCGTCTGTTGGACTGGATCGTGTTCGGCACAGGAATTTATGGGCCATACAGTCAGGTGATTCGTCCGCGCAAAAAGAAGTTTCTCGCTTGGCAGAATCCGAACACCGGGCAGTGGAATCGTCGCCGGTTCGTGCTCGGCATGAAACCACGCGACTTTGTGACCGCTGCATGGCGCGAACTGAAGACTGCGCGCGATGCGTTGACCGAGAACGTTGGTAAGCTTATCGCGCAAAAGATTTTCGACAAGAGCGCGCGCTCGTGAATGGTATGATGCCGCCGAATGGGAGGATAGAACAAATGTTCGAACAAAGTGCAGTCAAAGCCGCTGGGGAGTGGGAATTGGATGTGCTCGGCCTCCCATTTGGCTCAGATCGACAGGGACAGATTTTCGATCGATCAACGGATATCGGGCTGAGCGAGGGAGACGAGATCCCCGCGCTCTACTATCACGGTTTCGCAGAACGAGCAGCGAAGAGCGTGAAGCGTCTGGGCACCGCGATCTACCAGGGCGTCACGGATGCGGGACACATGTTCCGCGTGAAGCTCGATGCAGCACATGAAAAAGCGCGCGATGTGTATGAAGCCGCGAAGGCTGGCACCGCACGCGCGTCTTCTGATTCCAGCGCACACCTTGTGCGTCCGCATGGAATCGTCGGCAAACCCGGGAAGGTCTCGGCATGGCCGATTTTCGCGCTGTCCCTCATGGATGCGGAGACAGCCGATGCAGCAATCAATCCACGCGCGGTTGCAATGGCAGCAGCCAAAGCGATGGTTGAGGAGATCGAGAGCGAAAGCGCAACGGGCGCAGACGACGCCGCCAAAGCAGGCAAAACGTTCAACGCGAAGAACCGCGAACGACTGCTTGCGATGAAGGCGACGCTGGACGAAATGCTTTCACAGATCGACGAATCGGACACCAAGTCCGAAGATGAAGACGAATACAAGTCGAAGTCTGCCGCGATCATCTACGATGGAAGTGCGCAGGCCGCGAAAGGTGAAACAATCATGGAAGAAAATAAGCAGGAAGTGCAGGCGCAGCCGGACGAGCTCGCTGCTGTGAAGGCGCAGATCGCCGATCTGGAGAAGCGCTTGATTGAATCGCAGCGTCCGTCGTTCAACGTCAACACGGGCAAGGGCAAGGACAGCGGCGAGGCTGTTGCTGAGAGCGCAGCGAAGGCATTCGAGCTCTACATGCGCACCGGCGACAAGAGCGCGCTGAAGGCGGCGAACGAAACGACGAACGCCGATGGTGGATTTCTCGTCCCGCGCGGTTACAGCAACGAGCTGGTGACCGCGATTAATGAAGGTTCTATCCTTCGCCGCGCTGGCGCGCGCGTGCTGAACGTTTCGGGAACGAATTCGTTCCGCGTCCCGACGATGACGAACGCGACGACGGCCGCAGTCATCAAGGCTGAATCGACGTCCTTCTCGGAGGAATATCCGACGATTGGCGAAGTCGAATTCACCCCGTTCAAGTACACCGCGCTGTCGTTGGCGACGGATGAACTGCTCGCGGATTCCCGCTTCGATGTGTTCAACCAGGTGCTGGCTCCGGACGCTGCGAATCGTTTCGTGAAGGCCGAGAACACGGACTTTGCGACGGGCAACGGCTCCACTGCTGCGCAGGGCATCACGGTCGGCGCGAGCGTCGGCATCACCGCTGCCGCCACGAACGCAATCACCGCGGACGAGATCATCGACACGTTCCACTCGCTGAAGAGCGAATACCGCGATCGCGCTGTGTGGATCATGAACGATGCGACGCTGAAGGTGATCCGCAAGTACCGCGAAAACGGAACGACTGGTGCGTATCTCTATGAAAATGCGCTGGCCAACGGAACTCCCGCGACGTTGATGGGTCGCCCGGTGTTCACGCTCTCGACGATGCCGTCGATTGCGACGGGGAACAAGGTCATCGTGTTCGGCGATCTGAACTATTACTGGATCGCGGATTTCGGCGGGCTGTCGTTCCAGCGCTTGAACGAGCGCTACGCGGACATCGGCCATATCGGTTTTCGCTGGTACAAGCGCATGGACGCGAACGTCATGCTGAGCGAGGCGATCAAGGTTCTTCGCTTGGCGTAAGGAACAACATGAGGACTGCGGTAATACTCCCCACGTGGTCACGAGTGGAGCAGGCGACGATGTGCACGCGTCGCCTGCTCGACACGTCCGCCGCCGATGTGGTCATTGTCACCGAGGACGATCTGACCGGGTTCGGTGATCTGCTCGACAATGCGCGCGTGAAATTCAAGGCTGTGCATCCGCGCATGACGGCCGTCCAGAAATGGAATTACGGACTTGAGTGCGAGCCGAACTACGAAGCATACGTACTCGGAGCAGATGATCTTTGGGCGCATGACGATTGGCACGATGAAGCGTTGAAGGTGCAGCAGGGCGCGGAAGTTGGTTTCATCGGAATCAACGACGGATCAACGGACGGCAGCATTCTGAGCGCGCATTACTTGATGACGCGCGAATTCATCGTCAAACATCACGGCGGAGTTCTCGCTGTTCCCCATTACCGTTCGTGGGGTTTGGACGAGGAGGCGACGATTCGCGCAAAGCGCGCGGATCAGTTTGCGTACGCCCGGCACTCGGTTCTGGAACACAGACATTGGTTGTGGAATATGACCGCGATTGATCAGACGTACGCGATCGCGCGTCACGCGCACAACTACGATATCAGCACGCTTAAATATCGGCGCTCGATGGGATGGCCTGACGACTTTCCGGCGGTGATTTCATGAAAGGGCTTTGGGCTGTCCTCGTCGAGCGCAACGTCAATTCGCACACGGTCATGTCGCTGCTCGACGTGTCCGTGCACGCGCGTCACGAAAACATCCTGCGCATCAACACGCACTATCGCCGGGTAGACGATGCGCGCAACATGATCACGCGGATGTTTTGGGAATATTTCAAGGGCGACGAACACGACGACGCCGTCGTCGTCATGCTGGACAACGACCACGTCTATCCGCATGACATCGTCCCGCGTTTGGTGTCTCGATGCGATGCCGAGCACGAGGTCGTTGGGGCTCTCGCGTTTCGTCGCAGCAAACCACACGATCCGTGCTTCTATCGCCTGAACGAACAGGGACACGCGTCCGACATTCCGCTGAGCTTTGACGGATCGCTTGTGAAATGCGACATTGTTGGCACTGGCGCAATCGCCATTCGCAAATCCGCGCTGCGAAAACTGCGGGATGCTGGCTTTGATTGGCCATGGTTTCGATTCATCTATCAACCTGGAATCGAGAACATGATTCAGCGCACGGAAGATTGGAATTTTGGACTCGAGTGCCGGAAAATCGGCGTCTCTCATTGGTGCGACACATCGATTGTCATTCCCCATATCACCGAGGATATGATCGTTGAGGATCATTGGTTCCGTGAGATCAGCTGGGGCGCTGAGCACCCGGAGGAATTTTCCAAGAGGTACGCTCAGCTCGGCATGAAGATTTCGCCGAAGGAGGAGGTCGAATGAGCTACGCAACGCTCGCAGATTTCAAGAGCTATATCTCGGAGATGACTGGCGGCATCCAGACGACATTTAGCGCTGCCGAGAACACCGTCCTCCAGTTGTTCCTCGACCAAGCGGACGCGGAAATCGACGGCTACACCGGTCGCAGCTTCGGGCAGGGCGCGAACAATCACACGCACTATTACACCGAAGATGATATCGACGGCGACACGCTGTATCTGGATTCCGATCTCGTATCCGTGACGACGCTCACGAACGGGGATGGCACTGTGATCGCGTCTGCGAATTATTGGCTCCTTCCGATGAACGCAAGCGTCACCGGGCAGAACGGTTTCGACGGAAGCTATTACGCGATCAGGCTGAAGAGCACGCATGAATGGAATATCCCAACGGATGGACGCATTAGCGTAGATGGACGCTGGGGATTCATGCAGGGCGCGCCGGTCGATATCGTGCGGGCGGCAATGCGAATCGCGTATTGGTATTGGACAAAGCGAAATCAGACTGGCGCAACGGAAGTTGCTGGCGAGCAGCTCACGCAGCAGAGCGACAGTTACCCGACTGACGTGCGCATCGTGCTCGAGCGCTACAAGCGCAGGGTGATCCGATGAGCATCACGTCCTGCTACGACGCGCTGGTCAATGTGATCGCTGCGGGGATCAGCGCCAAAAGCAAATACACGGGCATCCCCAATCAGGCTCCGCAGCGTCTACCGGCCGTGATCGTGAAATGGGCGAACACGGAGCCGGCATCGCAATCGTTCAGCAGCTTTGCAAGTGCGAAGTACGCACGAAATGCCATGCGTCGTACTCACACCTTCGAGGCTGTCGTCGTGATCGGGTCGAGTGGCCAGATCAAAGACGAGGACATCGCCGCACGCGCGACGGCTCAGGCGTTGTTGGATGCCATCGACGACGATACAGAGCTGGGCGGCGCATGCGTGTTTAGTCAAGTGAACAATATCGGCAGCGGCCTGCTCGAGTGGGATCAGCAGGCCATGTTCACCGTGCGTGCGAACGTATCGGTGATGGAGGATTTGTAATGTCTTACACCATGAAGAACTGCAAGGTCGAATTCTCTGCGGGAGGAACTACCTGGACGGACGTTACGAGCGATTCGAACAGCGTAACGATGTCGGGCTTCGAGCTTCAGACCGCGTCGAACAGCGTGTTCGGTCAGGCGAAGGTAGATCAGACCGTTGGCGGATACGCGATCGGCACGATCACGATTCGCGCTGTTTACACGGAAACGACAACGAGCGCGTGGGGCCTTGCGCACACCGCGTGGGTCAATCGCACAAATCTGTATGTGCGCTGGTCGCCGCGCGGCGGCACGACTGGTCAGTATAGCTACACGAGCGACGCCGGATACGTCAAGAATCCCGTGTGGCCGGTTGGCGAGGACGGGCCTTCCATGATCATGAGCGAAATCGTGATCGAGACTCCGTTTGTGACTCAGGCTGCTGTTGCCTAAGGGAGGCGTATGGTGGAATGGAATTTTGACGCGCTGAGCGTCGAAGATGCGCTGTTGATGGCGACGGGTGACGTGAGCGGGAAGCAGCTGTTCAGCATGCTGGATCGCGCAAGCGGAGGCGCGTTGAAATCCATTCCATCTACGCAGATGATGGACGTGATTCTCGACTTCAAGGAGAAATTCGCGGAGGCGATCAACCCAAAAGCGAAGAAGGGCGAACTCTCCGCGAAAGAGTCGTCGCCCATCTCTGGGTCGGAGCGGCGCCGCCGCTCGAATACCTGACGTTGTATTTGGCGCGCGACGTGTATCACACGTGGCCGTTGCCTGACGCAATGACAGTCGCCAAGCATCTCACCGTGCTGAGCGCGGAAGCGGAAGTGCGCGAGAAGGAGCGTAACCGTGGCTGAGGAAATCCCAATCGATCTCGTAATGCGCGTGCGCGACGAAATGTCGGCCGCGCTGGATCGCGCTGCGCGTTCGCTCGGCGGACTGGATGATGATCTCAGCAAGGTTTCGCGCGAAAGCGACAACGCATCCAGCAGCTTCAATCGTCTTGAAACGCAGGCGGAACAGGCTGGCAATGCATCATCCGGATTCAGCACGCGCATCGTCGCGCTCGGGAACGTGCTGGGCAATTTGGCGGCACAGGCCATCAGCAGCGTAGTGTCCGGCATCGGTGAAATCGCTACGGCGATGATCAACGGCAATGCCGAGTTCGAGCGATACGAAACGCAGTTCGGCGTCCTGCTCGGCAGTGCGCAGGCTGCGAAGGATCGGTTGAAGGAGCTCGCGGACTTCGGCGCGAAAACGCCGTTCGAGCTGCCGGAAGTGGTTCGCGCTGACAAAGTTTTGCAGGGGTTCGGACTGCACAGCCAGGAAACCGCGAAGCGATTCGGATTCAGCGGAACGCAGATTCGCACGATCGCCGGTGATCTCGCAGCGGGAACGGGCCAAAACTTCGAGGACATGTCGCGCTATCTCGGCATGTTCGCCAGCGGCGCAACGGGCGAAGCGATTTCGCGCTTCCAGGAGCTGGGCATCACGTCGCGCGAAGAGCTCGCGAAGATGGGCTTGGAATTCAGCAAGAGCGGCGAACTAACGACGCCGACGCAAGAGGCGTTCACCGTGCTGCTCAATGTCGCGCAGAACAGATTCGGCGGCATGATGGAGGCGCAGTCGAAGACGTTCGAGGGAATGGTCAGCAACCTCGAGGACTGGAAGGGCAACACGCTGCGCGCGCTCGGTGCGCCAATCTTCGAAGTTCTGAAGGACAAGCTCGCGGGCGTCTTGGAATTCCTGAACAAGCCTGAAACGATGGGGGCGATTACCAGCTTCGCGGACGGCATCGCATCGACGCTGGATACAGTCATTACGTGGGTCGAAACGAACTGGCCTAAATTTCAGTTCGTGGTCAACGAGGTATTCAACGCCGTTGAAGGCTATTTTGATTCGATAAGTGACAGCATTGAGACGGTGATGGACTTCATCGGCGGCATCATCGACGATGTGCTGAGCACGATATGGAGTTTGTGGGAGGACAACGGCACCGAAATCATGTCGTTCGTGAAAGAAACGTGGACGACGATATCGGACATCATCAAGAGCGTCGTGGACATCATCGCCGCGTTGATTGACAAAAACATGCCCGAAATTCAGCGCACGATCGACGCGACGATGGCGACGATCAAAATCATTTTTGAAGTTGCGTGGGCTGCGATCAAAATCGTTGTCGGCACAGCCCTTGATCTCATCAAGGGGATCGTGGATACGACGCTGGCAGTGCTCAACGGCGACACAGAGGGAGCGCTGAATGCGATCAAGGACACATTCACGCGCATCTGGGACAACATCAAAACCAGCGTGAGCGGACTCGTTCAGGGCATGCTGAATGCGATCGATGAATACCTGACCAAAAACGGCAGCAGCCTGGAATGGTGGGCGAACACGCTCAAAAACAGGACGACCGCGCTGTTCCAGGAGATGCGCGACGACATCACGCTTTCGTTCAACACGATGGTGGCGAATTTGAAGCGCGCGATGGAGGATGCGCTTCGTTTCTACAACACGATCGCGCCGTTTCTCGGGCTAATCCAAATGCCGGTCGGTGGATTTGGCGCGCAGAGCGTCGGTGTCCCACAGGGACGCGGAGCGGCTGGCGGGAATATGACCAGCAACAACGCGACCATCACGATGAACGTTTACGGCGGCGATGCTGCTGCGGCTGAGCGCGGAACTGTGAATGCACTGCGACGCGCAGGCTTTGCGATGACGAGGTAATCATGCTGGGATATGTCACAAACTTCGCGGGCAACAATCTGACGTCGGTGACAATTGGGCAGACCAGAACGACGCAGCAAAAAACTGCATCACCTTCGCGCGCGCGCATCCTTGGCGGAGCGATGTATGACCTGGATGGACTGGTCACGTATGGAGCGGAGCAGACATTTACGGCTCGATTCCGGGACAGGGACCCCAATCTGTGGCTGTTTGCGTTTAGTAGGTATCTCGGACGCGTGGGATGGCTGACGATTCAAACATCAGACAGCGTAGCCACATCAGTCTGCAATTGGGCGAAAGTGATTTCGATAGACGGCGAGAGCACGCCGGACGGATTTGCGAACACGTCAAAATTCCATGAATATTCTGTGACGTGGTCGTGTTCTCCGTATTGGTACGAAACCACAGACCGCACGCAGTCATTCACGGCGGCAAATTCGACAACTGCGTCACAGGCGGGCACCGCGCGTTCCACATGGTGGACGCTCTACATCACATCGGCAATCACATCGCCGCTCACGATTACGTTGTCGCAGGCCAATGTTTTCACGTATGGAACGATGACATACAACACGAACCCATTGAGCGGCGCGATTTATCTAGCGAACACATCGCAGAGCATCGTTTACAGCGGCACAAAAGCAGCCGGCAGTGTTCTGGCAATTGATGCGCGAGCGAACAGGGTGACGCTAAACGGCAATGACGTCTATAGCAGCATCACGCTTCCAGCGACCCAGCCCAATCTCGGATACATGTACAACGATGCGCAGACGAGATTCACGTTTAGCTCGTCAGTAACCGGGAGTCTGGTGTGGAGGTACGCGTTCACATGAAATTCCGCATCGACGTATTCACC